CCACCAGGCACACCAATGTTTACTATAAGCTCTGTGACTTTACCAATACCAGTAGATGCTGCGGCTTCATCAAATGGATTAACATCAGCAAACCATTGTTCGACTGCTTCAACTCTGTCTTTGTCTACACCTAAATCTAAAAGAGCTGCTCCTAGTGTTGCACCACCTTCAAATATTTTTATAACACCAGAGGGTATGGCTGCTGCCATGGACAGCGCCCAATTAGGTTGATCTTCATTTTCTGTAATTGGAGTTCGGATGACCGGCATTTATCCTCCTATCCTTGATCGATAATTCTTTTTGTTCCGTCTGATCTAAACGTATATGTTGTTTTGGTATCCGTTTCTATAAATATTGTGCCTGTATCCGTTTCTGGATTAAATTCAAAGTTCTCCTCCATTTCTTTTGAAGTTACTCTTTCTATTGGAAGTTGGGATAAACCAGATTTTCTTAAACCATCTATTACTTGACTAGCATACCCAATTGCTTTTGAATCTGCAATAAATCCAGGCAGTGCATCAAATCCTTGTGTTAATTTATTTGCATAATCTATAGCTGCTTTTTTATTAGACAAAGCTAAATCAGATTTTGCTATTAATGCATTTAATTGTTCTTTAGATCTTTTACCTGCGATGTAATCATTGATTGCTAATGCTACTGCAGTTTGATCTTGTTTATCGATAGCTGCTTTAGCTTTTTCAGTTCTACTATCTCTAGAAGTTGCAAACGCTGCAACATCAGCTGCAGCAGATCCTACTGTTGCGCCTGGTTTTTGAGTGCCTTCAAAGAATTTTAACAAATAATCAGATGTATCTTGTATTCTCGCATCTTTTAATTTTTTCTTATTATCTTCACCTAATAATTCTCTAAACAACTCTGCATTCTCTCTCATTAGTTGTTTAGGATCAATTGTCGTAGATTCTTCTTGAGTATCTTGTGTAATATTTGGAGTAACTTCAGGAATTTTATTAGCTGCAGCTAAATTAGCATCATTTTCTGCTTCAGTTCCTGCATCCCCTGTATCAATTTGTTGAGAACTTATTTTTGCTTTGTCAGCTTTTTCTTTTTCTAGTTTATTAAATTCTTCACGATCAATTATGCCAAAGTTAAGTTTACCTATATTGCTTAATTCAGGACCACCTGATGGTTTATCAAAATCAATGTCACCTGCAAAATATGATAAATCATCAAAAACATTTACTTTTTTATCTTCTTCTTCTGTTTCATCTACTTTTGGTATTGTAGTGTTGATGGGAGTTGTATTATATGCAAAAGGCATACCTGCACTAAATCTTGTGTTAGCTAAATTAGATAAGTTAAGTGGCATATTACCTCTGCTTATTAGATCTCCACCAGTAACTAATTCACCATTCTGATAACCAACTCTACCACCATCCATTAATCCAGATGTGATACCTGTGCCACGGCTATCTACCGGGCCACCTCTAAACATTGGTCTTCTTAAAATTTTACTCATTAGCCAAATAATCCTAGTTTACCAGCAAGACCACCAATACCTGCTGCGCCTCCTAAAAATTGTGACATAGGACTCGCTGCTGGAGCTACTGCTGCAGTACCCACTGTTTGTGTAGGAAATGCTCCTGGTTGGATTTGTGCTAGTTGTTGACCAATTAATCCTAATTGTGTGAAAGGTTGAAACTGTGCTTCTTTAGCTGCAATTTGTTCTGCATCAAGTTTAGCTTGTTCAAAAGCTTGTTGTTGTTGACCTAGTTGAGTTTGATAACCACCGAGTCCTTGTCTTGCCGCAAGATCATTTGCTGCTGCTTGTTGTGCTTGTTGAAATCCTTGTGCTAGTAATTGTGCTTGTAAGTTTGCTCTGTTAGCTGCAGCTCCTCGAGCTGCTTCTGCTGCCATAACTCCTTCTCTTGCTCCACCAAAAGCCCCAGCTGAAATAGCTCTATCTCTTAAAGCTGTATCTGTTATCGCTTGTTGTCTATCAAATTCTGCAAGTGTTGTATCAATAACTTCTTTTTGATACGGAGACATAAAAGCTTTGTATGCATCTGGTCCAACTAAAGTTCCTAAATCAGCTGCAGCTTTTGCTGCATCTATTTGTAATTGATCCTGTGCGGCTACTTTTGGATCATAAGCACTTGTATCAATACCTTTAAATGTATCTGGTACTGCACCTTTACCTAATTTATCTAGTGATGATAAAAAGGCTGTAAGCGAACCTTCTATAATTGGTGCTGGTTTTGTTATTGTAGTTGTTTCAGCCATTACGCTCTTGCCTCCAAGTTATTCATTAAATTATACATTCTCTTTGCACCTTTGTTAATACTACCTCCGCCTGCTGCTCTAACTGCATCTGCAGTCATCACAAATTCATTTTTAGAAAGTCTTGCAGGCACATCATCTGCTCTTTCTTTTTTACCAATTGGTACAAATCCCCCACCTCTTAAATCCATTTCTTTACCACCAAGATTCATAAGGCCACCATCTTTAGCTCCCACAGTCATTTTTTCTTTTATTTTTTCTTTAAATTTTATTGCATCTCCAGGACCCTTATATTCATAAAAGTCTCTGTAAAATTGTTTTAATTCATCCAAGCTTGATGGTTTTCTTTTAAATATTATTTCAAATTGATCAACTAAATCCATCATTGGTATGTCCATATCACTAGTATCTGATGCAAATTTCATAGACTCTTTTATACTTTCATTTTCTACTGCATCAATTGCTGCATCTATACCACCAAATTTAAATCCTACTCTACCGCCAGTCTTATATCCTGCTGCTGCAATTGCATCTAAAATTTCATCTTCACTAAATCCATACGCTTCCATAGCTCTTCTAATTGCAAAAGCTCTAGTTGCATCATCTTCACCTGCTGCCGCTGACTCTTCTTCCATTAATCGATCATACTCATCTTGATCTCGTTTAGCTTGTGCAAACATTAAGTCACCAGTCGCTGTTGCTGCTGGTAAAACTGCCGCTTTTAGACCTGCTTTACTAAACGGATCTGCCATACCTGCTGCAAACATTTCAGACCCTTTTGCTAAACCCTCTAAACCAAAATCTGTTGCTTTTTGTAAACCTGTTCTCGTTACATTAGCGTCTTGAAGTCTGTTAGCGCTTTGCATTGCTCTAAAATCTCCTGCTGCATTTGGTCCAGTCATAACACCGGTCAACGCTCCGAGTCCCGCTGATAATAAATTAATATCGCCTTCGTTACCTTCTTGAGATAGCTGTCCTAAAATATTTAAACCACCACCCATAGCAGCTCTAGATAACATTGTATTACCAAAAGCCCCCATAATACCAGGTGCAAATACAGGTGCAAATGCTGCAGCAAAAGGTAAAGCTGGTTTTATTTCATTGGGTATTACTTTATCTAATACCTTTGATACTGGTTTGAATATTTTTTTAAAAAATCCCATAGTTTCTCTTTATATTATACGATGAAAGCAAGTTCGCAAAGCTTGTAAATAGGCGAGTGTATCACAATTTACTAGGTTTTTATACATTCGTCAACGTTCCTATAAGTTAGTTTTACCACCCATAGGAATACCTCGTATAATGACATTTACGTTTCTTGATATATCATCCTTTGTGGTGTCAGTTGATGGATTATTTACGTCTTCTTCTGCTTCCGCATCCGACCCATATTCTTTTCCTGTTTTTAGGTGTTTTACGGTTATTTCTATACGTGGTTTATAAACCTTGACTGTTTTACCATTTATTACTTGATCTTCAAAATGTTCCTCTTGTTCTACAAACATTATCTATCCTCCCTGTTTATTTCTAATATAGACGCAATAACTATTAATCTATCTGCAACACTAGCTGTAACTTTTAAAATTTCACTTTCTTGTAAAATTAAAGGTTCAGATAACAGCTGATAAGTTGTTCTAGCTGTTGTTGAATATTGTGTATATATTGCAAAAGAGGCAGCAGATGCATCTATTAAATCTAAAGTAAAATCAGCACCAGCTCCTGAATCATTATGAACTATTAATGATTTAACAATAGCTCTAGAGTTTGATGGCACTGTATATAGTGTCGTTTGGCTTGATGTAGTTAAATCTGCTTTTTGATTTTTATATATATTTGCCATTAACCTAATCCTAACCAAGTAAATCGTTCTTGATCTTCTTTTTGTTGTGTTAAATATGTAGAGTTTAATTGTTCTATCAATATAGACAACGCTCTATTTATTTGTCTTTGGTTATCCTCGCTGTATTCTTTTTTAGGTTCTGGTAATCTTACTACAATTTTTGCCATTATCCTCTCCTTCCATCTGGTTGTAAGTCTACTTGAAACGTACCAAATCTCCACGATTCGCCGGCATTTTTATTTTCTATTTTAATATTTGCATAGCGTCCTCTAGCTCTAGTGTCAACTTTAGTTGTGCTAGATTTAATTTTAAAAGGACTTAAAGCACTAGATATACTACTGTCTGATGGAAAATCTTTCACAGATATACTAACTTCGCTTTCACCTGTTAACACTTTAAAGTTTGGTAAAAATCTACGCATGGCTAAAAACACTTCGCTTTGATCTTTTTGTAAAGAAAAACTAAAAGACTCAACAAAAGAAGTTAAAGCTGTTGTACTACCATCAGGATTAATTTGATCAGTTCCTACCTCGTGTTCAAACAATACTGTTTGTCCTAAACCATCTTCTCCAATGACCACAGGAAAAGTGCCTATATTTAAACTATTAAATGCTGTCGCATATGGTTTTGGATATACTAGAGAATCAATCCAAGTTGTTCTCATAGAATTTGTATTTACACCTGTGTACCAATTACCCATAGGGAGATTTGAATTATCTTGTCCATAATTATAAACTACATATCTGTTGTTAAAATCAGAATTAGATGTAGGGTACCACCAAATTACTTCTGTAAATAGATTATTTATACCTGCACATATTTGTTGTCCTTTTGTTGTGTTAATATCATCATAAACATAATCTTCTACAGAACACGGCAATGTATTAACTGTACCATCAAAAGAAAAGAAACCATTGTTACCCATCCAGTATGCAACACCATCAATTTCAATGGCTGCATTTTTACCAATCAAACCACAGTTTGTACCAACTTGTTCAAATCCAAATGTAAATGGTGCTCCTACAAATTTCATTGCATACAATGCGTTATCCGTCCACACTAGAATATTTTCTTTTGCAACTAATGCACCCATAATTTTTGTACCATCTTGTAGTCTTTGTGTGCCTGCAGTGTTAGTGGCTTGAGGCGTATAATTATTTATATCTTCATCGACAGAGAATCTTATAAACATATCATCTTGAG